TCTAGAGAGTATTTTCCCTCTTCAACATGAGCTTGTTCCCAATCAAGTTCTAATAACCTTTTCTTCTTGTAAAGGTTTTGTACTTGATCCATCTACAACCTCCTCATAGGTTATCCAGCATTTAGATTTACTAAAAGCCCTATCGCTGTCTTTTAATAATACCCCATTTTGTCCTATTTTGTCAAGGATTGCGTTCTCTATACTTTCTGCTTTATCCTCTGCATTAATATTAAAATCAGCTACATAACCGTATGCTCTTAATTTAATATTAAATAATTTAATCATAACTCTTTCTTTCTATCATAAAAAAAGGGGACCCGTAAGAGTCCCCTTTTAATAAAAATGCTTATAGATTAAGCGCCTGGAGAACCGTAAACACCTCTAGGGTCAGACCAGCCGAAGCTGTATCTTTCTCTAGCTTTGTATCTTACGTTACCAGTATCGAAATCACCTTCCATAGATGTTCTGATAGGAGATCTTTCGAAATACTTCAGTCCATTTGGAGCATCTGTTTTGATAAAGAATGCATCAGTATCAGTTAAGAAGTGATTCACAGTGTATCCACCAGAAACCATTCCCATGTTTTTGATTGCATTGATATCGTTATCAGAAGTTCCAACTCTACCTGCAGATTTCATTAAACGTTCAGCTGTGAACTGAAGTTGCACTGGAACAATTAATTTAGTTCCTTGTGCAGCAACTTTTAATCCACGCTCATCTGTAAAGTTAGCAATGTCAATAAGAGATTGCTCTAAAGATGTTTCGTTTAAGTCAGCGGCAGTTGTTAGTGTGTTTTGAAACGTACCAGCGATTGTAGCATGCGTTGTAGAGAATAAAGGAGATCCATCACCACCTAAATAAGATGTGCTGAATCCATTATTCAATACGTTAGCGCCTGTTACTTGCTTAGTATTCGCCATAGATCTAGCTAATGCTTTTGTATATCTAGACGCAAGTCTGTCATACAAATTGTCCTCAATCGCTTCTTCAGTGATTGCGAACGCAAGAGCTATAGTATTGTGCGTATATCTAGCAGTGAAGGTTTCATTAGCTTGGTCATAAGACACGCCAGATCCTTCAGCTTTTATCGCAGCATTACCAAATCCTGATAACATAACTTCTTCTTCAAATGCTCTTTCAGAAGTTTCTTTATCGAAGATTTCTTCGTGCTCGTTTTCGTAACGTTTATATTCAAGTCCAAACAGAGCGTTTAAACCTGGTTCTAGTTCTTTAACTAGTTGTGATCGTGATATAGCCATAGTTTATTACTCCTTACATTATTGATTGACCTGATTTAATCTTCACAATGAAGTCCTCACTAGCAACAGCCACTTCGTTCCCAATAAATTGAGATGGGCTTAATACTAATAATTGTCCACTTGTAGATGAAGCTAGATCTAATAGATCTGCAGAGATTCCATTTACGGAACTTCCAGCAGCATATAAAATATCAAAAGCTACACCGACAGCACTTACTCCTAGAGCAGTACCTGTTGATTTAACCAAGTATAGTTGATTTGGATCGTCCACTACAAACGCTTGAATGTTACCTTGAGCAACATCAGTTTGTGTGTAATAGTTTTGCCATGTTGGTTTATTTCTATTGTTAGGATTCACTTCGATTAAACAACCGTTGAATACTCCCAATACGGAACCAGTAGCAGACGAAGTTACCGGAACAACAGTTCCTGTAGCTGTAAGAGCAACTAAATCACCTTGATAAAGAGCCGTTGACTGATTATCAAGAATGTAAAATTGGTCTTGTCCACCGCTAGTATAACCACCACCTACTTTGCCTAATGGTCTAAGACCAAAAGCTTTAGTTGTGTTTGCCATATTATTTTACTCCTTTAAGTTTATATTTAAACCTTGTTGGTTAGGAATTACTAAATAATTAGTCCTTCTTTGTACCACCAAAAGTTACACGAGTTTGCCTATCACTGCTGATTGGCATACTTGGATGCTGTTCCTTCATAGGATCGTTTGCAATAGCGTCTTCTCGTTCTTGAGTTCTTTTTGCAAAGTACTCTTCGCGAGATTTTGCGATCTCTTCTGGTACTCTAGCCAGCACTAGGCCACCTACTCCAATCACTCCTGCGTATTTACCGTCTTTGACAACAGGATAATTCTGTTCAGGATATTCATCAGATCTAACTAATTCATAACCTGATCTCATTCTGCCTGTGATATTTTTAGTATCATCAAAGCCCAATGATTCAGCTCTTATCCATCTATGTCTAAATCCGTCCGGCGCAGGCGGTGCGTCTAGAGATGATGGTGGAGTCCAAACTTTAGGTCTATCTGTTTTAGACCTTGTTTCGCTCGCACGGGAAGTCTTAATTGTATTTTTTTCGTTTACCATATGCCTATACCTCCTTCGTGGTTAAATGTTTCGCATATTCTTCAAGTGGCACACCTAATCTTTTAGCAATTGCTACCTGTGATGGTGTGAGCTTCACAGTTTTTTTGCGTCCTGATTGGCTAGGACGATTAGCCGAAGCTACAGTCTGAGCAGGTTTTGCTCTTTCTGTAATTACTGTATCCTTTGTAGCAAATTTATGCGGAAATTCAAGTCTTATTCTTTTATCAATTTCTGCGTAATATTCGTCACTTCTAGGATCAAATCCTTCATCTTCTACAAGCTTCTTATGCATATCAAATGCAGTATAAGTCATTGCAGAATCATTACCAAACCAACTATTTCTAGCAGCCCAATCTTCCGCTTTAGGATCAGTTTGAGGTGCTTGAACATTTTGTTGAGGTGTAATTGTAACCTCTTTTTGTTGTTTAGGTAACTCTTCTTGAGAAGATTTAATAGCATTTAATCTAGCTGCTTCCATAGTTAACTGCGCAATTTGTTCTTGTGCAGAAACTTGAGCATCTACATCTCTAGCATCAATAGCAGATCTAAGAGCTATTTTAGCATTAGCTAAACTAGATTTAACTCTATTTTCAAATTCAGATACATAAACTTTATCAGTTTTTTGTAATCTAGATTCAATTTGATTTTTTTCTCTTTGTACAGATTGAGCATAAGCTAAAGCTTCTTCTCTTTGTCTTTCAGCTTCTCTCATTTTACGAGTTAATTTAGCAATACGTTTTTTAACTCCATCGCTATATTCTTCTAACTCATCTTTATCTTCAGAAAGTTTTTCAACTTCTGCTTTAACTTCAACAGGTTTTTCAACTTCTTGTTGAACTTCTATCTTCTCTTCTTTTTTCTCCTCCGCAGCAGCTTTCGCTTGCTCGTTGTTATCCAGTTCTATCTCAGCGCCTTCTCTTTCACCGACATCGATCATTGGATCGTTTTTTATTTTCTTGTCTTCTATTGGCATAGTGCCTCCTATGTTTAAATGTGATGAAGAACATCTTCAGGATTTTTAATAGTCCCAAGTACTTCGTCATCGTTTAGCAGTCGCACTTCTCCACCTTCTATTGGTAATCTTGAACCCGCATAACGAGCAAAGATAACCCAATCTCCTTTTTTACACCATGGACCTGTTGGATAACGCTCTTTATCGTTATAAGCTAATGGTCCAATTTTTAAAACATAACCACAGTTAGTAGCTATTCTTAATTTATCTAATGATTCTTGTGATATAATAATTCCACCTTTAGTTTTATCTTTAGGTGTAAATGGTAATACTAATAATCTCCAACCTGTTGGTTCTGGTAAACTATCAATTAATGATTCAGTAATGTTTTCTGCTCTTACTGTTTTTTGATTTTCTTCTTTGTATTTTTCTTCAAGACCTAAAACAGTCTTTGGTATTTCCTTTGACTGAACATCAGTCGAGTTTAATAATGTTTCCTTGCTCATTGTCTTTTAGCTCCTTGTTGTTTAGCAGGTTAGAGATTTCCTGTAATAAAAATTCGTATGTGCGAATTTGTCCAAGTATATACTTGTAATTTTCCATATTGTCAATACCACCAGAAGTTATAGTTAGTGTTAGATTTTCTAACTGAGCTTTCATGAAGCGTTGAAGTTTATAAGCTACGTCTACTGTTTCCATTTTTCTCTCCTTTTGTTATTTTTTTATATTAACAATTCCACTTTCTAAGGGATTTATTAATTCTTGAATTTGGGTCTCTTGCAGTTTTAGCAGATGTTAATTTTGCTTTCATCCCTTTCATTCTGCTACAGAATGATTTTCTTCTATTAGCGGATTTAGAACCTGGTTTTAATTTAGATGGTTTAGTTGTTACAGCCATAGATAATTTTGAACCTGGGTGTTGTCTTCTATAAGATGCAATACCTTTTTTGTTCAAACCACCTGCTGGGTTTTTGCCTTCTTTTCTTTGCCAAGCAGGAGTAGCTTTTCCACCATCTGCTTTTTGAATTCTAGCAATTCCACAACCTCTAGTATGAATACCAAGACCAGCCATTATATTGTTTTAGTTTTTTTAAATTTCATAACTTTTCCTTGACCTCTATGAACTATACCACCTTTTTTAAAAATAGGATTTGCTACAGGATTAAAAGAAATATCTTTGTTTTTAGTTTTAGTTCCTTTTACAGTAATAGGTTTTTTTCTTTTATCTTCAAAAGCAACTTCATTTAATTTTGACATTAATATAATTTAGTTAACTTAGTTTTAATTGCTTTTCCTTGACCTCTTCCAACTAAACCACCTTTAGCAAATTCTGGTTCAACTGTTGAATCTTCTGGATGTAAACGATTTAAATCTTCTTGTCTTCTTTCTTCAGCCATAATTTCTTTATATTTTCTATCTAAATCTTCTTCTGATTTTCTAAATTTTTCTTGTCTTCTTTTTTCTTCTTTGTAAATTTTATTACCAGAATAATCAGGCATTATTTCTTTTTAGGAAAACCAGCTTTCATATTAGCATATGCTTTAGCTGATATAGTTGATTTAGATTTAGGTCTAGATATACCTAATTTTTTTCTACGATTTATATTTGCCCATAAACCAGGTTTAGCTGTGCCACCATCTTTCATGTAGCCCATTTTATTTCTTACTTGTGTAGGAAGTTTTGCAAGACCAGGATTTTCTTTTTTGTCTACAGGTTTTAAAGTTTTTCCTCCATCTTTAAAACCTGTTCTTGCATTAATAACTTTTGCAATACCTGTTCCTCTTAATTGTTTTCCAAGTCCTGACATTATTTTTTCTTTTTAGCTTTTCCGCCTTTTTTCATTGGCTCAGAAGTTTCCATTTTAGCATAATCTTTTGGAGACATTTTTCCAGATTTAATAGACTTAGCTTCTTTAGCTAAACTTTTTAATTCTTCGCCTTTATGCTTTTCTGATTTTTCACCTTTAATAAATCCTTTAGTTGATATTTTTCCAGATTTAAGTTGTTTAGCTTCTGCTAATTCTTCGCCGTAAGTTTCTTTTCCACCGAAAGCTTTTCCGCCTTCTTTAAGAGCAACTCCCATTCCTCCTTCAGCAATTCCTCCGCCTCTAAGAGCTTTTCCTAATCCTCTTTTAGCAATCCCACCACCTCTAAATTCTGATCTTGGTCTTATTTTATAATCGTTTCTCATTTTTACTCCTTGTTAGTACTAGTTGTTTTGTTAGCCATCGTTCGAGCTATAGACTCGCCGGAACGTCCTACTACATATCCACCAAGACCTATTTGTAACAATGTCCAAACATCGCCTGGTAATTCAAATGTAATAACCGTTCCTATCATTAATCTTATAACAGGTCCAAGAATATAATTCCATACTAAAATGAATATTAATACATACATTAAAAGAGGCCTCCAGCTAGCTGTAAACCAACCTGCTTTAGCTTCTGCTTCAACAATAGAAGCTGCCGCTTTTAATTCTTCTGTACTAGATTGTAGTAATTGTTGATTAAGTTGAGCTTTTAATTTCTCTTGTAAATCTCTGTCTGGAACTGCTTTTTCAATTGTACTAAAAAGAATTTTAGCTAATGGTGCAATAGCTCCAAGCATTGGTAACATGTTAATATTTTTTAGCTGGTCTAAATCCTCTTTTTGCTATTCCAACGCCTTTTACTAATCCACCTTTTTTTAAATTCATAGGTTCACCTTGATATAAACCAGGTGCCCTATCAATAGGTGTCCCTAATATATTTCCGTAACCAGATTTACCTTTTGGATTTGAAATTTCTTCAGGTATATCGTAACCACCTTCTGTTTCAATTTCAACACCTTGATCAACTCCTGGTAAAAGAGGTTCTGTTCTTCCTTTTATTTTTTTTGCTTTAACCATATTAGAACCACTTAGCTTTTGTTTTTTTCTCCGGTAACATTCTTCTTTGACCTTTTACAGGTTGTTCTTGAGTTTCATCTTTACTAGTCATTTCAACATCAATTCCACCTTTTTTATAACCATCAGAATTTAAAAATTTATTATGATCACCTACTTGTGTGCCGTAAGCAGAAGATGAATCTTCATTGCCTTTAACCATTCCACCTGTTGCGTATCCTTTTTTAGACTTAGACATATTTGCCTCCGATAATGCGATTGCGATCGCTTGTTTTCTATTTTTAACAACAGGTCCTTTTTTATTTCCAGAATGTAACTCACCTGCTTTAAATTCGTGCATTACTTTTTTAACTTTATCTAGATTTTTTTTCATTTATATACCCGTTATTTTAGTTTGTTGTATTCCTTGCTTTGCAAGACTTACTCCAGCCCTTAGTTTAGCTAAATTTTCATTTTGTTCAAGCTTATTCTCATCATTATTTTGATTCATTAGTGCTTTCATCTTATCTAAAGCTAGTCTATCTTCAGCTTCTTTGCGTTTTTGCTCATTTTCTGAAGCTCTTAAGTCAATTTCACGTGCTTTTAACTTGATTAATGGGTCAGAATCAAATTGACCTATAACTTTATTCTCCTCATCAGCGAATTCTTTAGTCATCTCAGCTATCAACTTAGCTTTTCTTGATTCAATTTGGCTCATAATTTTTTGAATTTGTTGTAAAGCTTGTGGATTCATTTGTGCCTGTTGTTGTAACATAGGTATTTGTTGTAATTCTTGTACAAACTCTATTTGAACTTGTTCTTGTGCCATTAAAGAAATGTGTTGAACAATATTTCTTTGAATTGAAGCAACTGAAATTGGATTATTTCTAACTGAATTTAATTGTAAATAATTTAAATGCGCATCAATGTGAGCTTTATGATCTTGACCAGCAAATGCTTGGAACGGAGCACCTGTCATTGAAGCAATATGTTCTAATGCTGGATCCATTGGTTGTGGTTGTTGAGGAGGTGGTAATATTAAATCAATATTTTTTATACCAATCGCTTCATACATAGATCTATATGCTTGATACAAATCATGAATCTGTGGATTAGATTGAGCAAGTTGTAATTGTGTTTGTGCTAAACCAATTCTTTGTGTTTGTGAAAATATATTTGGATCTGCAACTGGAAGAACATCTACTTTATCATCAAAGTCTAATTGTTTAATTTGTCTCTGACCACCAACGACATCGTATGGATAAACTGGTGGTAAGTAAGTTGAGAATACATTTGCTAATAATGAAAATTCATTTTTAAGAGCTGAGTATAATCGTTTATGAATAGCAGACATTACTCGCGATCCTCGCTCCAATAGCGCCATAGTAGTACCCACGGCTGCTTGTTGGTTCATATCTCCTACCTGTGCATCAGCGATGCTCGCGAATCGTTGACCTGCTTGAACCACAATACCCATCAATTGTAATAATGTTGCATCGGGTCCTTTAAATGGTAATGGTAAAAATGCATCTCTTAAATTTCCTCCTGGTGCATCTACATCTCTAAATTCCCCTGGTTGAATTGGTTGTGCATCATCTCTAACTCTAATACCTCGCATCTTAAATCCAGATGGTAAGTTAGCTAAAGTTCCTGCATCTAATAATTGTCTTAAAGCTTGTGTTGCAGTTCTTGATAAACCACCAATCATATGAATTAAACCAAATCCATAGAATCCAAGTCCTGGTAAAAATTTGAAATGTACAAAATAATTTATTTTTCTTTTTAATGAATCATTAGCTTTATAATTACGTTTTATTGAAAGAACTTCCATTGAACCTTCTTCAATAGTTACAACGTATGGAAGTTTAATTCCTGTGGGCTCACCAGTTTGAGGATCTTTATCCTCAAATCCTTCTATATCTAAATCAACATGACATTCTAATAATGTATAAACATCTGCTTGTTTAGAAACTCTAATACCTTGTAATTCTAATTGTTTTTTCTCAACATCATTTTGTTGTAGTGGTGGTTCCCCTAAATCAACATCTTTATAAAATCCTGATACTTGTTGTTTCTTTAATTCATTTTCAGAAACTTTAATTACATGAATGATTGCTTCAGCATCTTCTAATGAAGTTGCAGTGTAAGGAACTATTAAATCATCGGCTGGAATAAATTTAGATACAGCTCTTTGTAACATTGCATCGTAATAAACTTTTTTAAATGTAGATCCTGATAATGGTAAATAAAATAACATTTGATCAAACTCAGGTTCATATTCTTTCATGACATTCATAATTTGATAGTTCATGAAATCTTTAACTCGAGTTGCTTGATCTTCTTTATTACGATCGGACAATCCTAAAATTTCAGTTCTAACAGGACCTGATGCTGGTAATAATTCTTTGTAAGCTTGTGCTTGAAATTGTGTTACTGCTTCTGCAAGAACTGGATGAGTTACACCAGATGCATTTCTAAATGGTTGTGTTCTTGTTTTATAATTAAATCCTAAAAGATCTAATCCATTTACATAAGTTTTTTCCCAATCTTGTCTTGATGATTTATAATCTGTATATTTTTCTTGAAGGTCTGATCCAATTTCTCCAAGTATACTATCATCTAAAAATTCTGCTAAGTTTGCATCGTGATTTTGTCCACCTTCTTGAGCTTGCATTTGTGGTTCAAAAGAAATTTCTGCTCCACCATCTTCGGTTGGAATTACTTGAGCACCTTCAGTTGGTACTACTTGTGGTTCTTGAATTGTTTGATCAACGCCTTGACTTGGAACTTGTGCGTTATCCATTAATGTATTAGGCAACGCCTTATCTATATCAGCCATGACTAACTATACCTTCTTTTGAATAATGTTTCAACACCTTGAGACATAGGACCTCTAACAGGTGGAATAGTTCTTGTCAAATCTGTATTAACTGGTTGACCTTGACTAATGTAACCACCTCTAGCATAACCAGGAGCAATAGGCATCCCAGCTGTAATAGGAGCTAAACCTCCTTCTGAATATCCAATTGCACCACCTCCATATTGATAGCCAACATCTCCACCATCAGCATAACCTCTTTCATCCATTATTTGTTTAATTTCTAAATCTGTAAATCCAGCAGTATTTAATGCTTTAGCAATTTTATTATCAGAAGTTGCATAAATAGATTGTGTTGGTGTTAAATATGAATTCATTGGCATATTTATTGGTTGCACAGGTGATGAAGGATTTGTTGCAATAAAATCAGGTGATCCTGAAAATAATGGTGGTCCAGTTTCTCTACGTTTTCTTCTAACATAATCTTGATAATTTTCTCCAGATAAAAATTCATTTACAGGTATTGGTAGTCCCATTGCAATAGGTTGATTTACAAAATCATCTATTTCTTTTTGAGTTGGTTTAACAGAAGTTATTACAAGTCCTGCTGGAGTATTCATAAGAGGTGCTGCATTTGGATCATTTGCTTTAATTTTAGAAACAACATTTCCACCATCCGCAAAGCTATTAGAATAATTAAGCATTACATTTTTGTTCATTGGATCTTTAGATGCACCAAAACTTATATTACCATAAGGACCTTCATATCCTGCTCTTAACTGTCTAGCATTTGCAGTTGGTATTGTAGTAATTCCTAAATTATATCTTCCTTGTTCTGGACCATAGTAAGCATCTGCTGAATAACTCTTTGGTGCATTAATAGATGGATTCATAATTCCAGAAATATTTGCTCCGTAATTAGAATCTGTATAACCTAGTTGAGGATTAATATTTGACATCATGGTTTTAAAATCACGAAAATTACCTGATACAGGTTCTTCACCTGGTTTAGAAGTTGGAAGAGTTGGTGGATTCATTCCAAATGAAAATCCTGTTGGAATTGTTTTTATATTTTGACCAAACTCCATAGATTGATTATCTTCCTCATCATAAGGATTACGAATATTATTATATAATTTATTAAATTCTCTAGTATCCATCGTTTTGATCTTCGGTTGTTATATCCGTTGGTTGTTTCCCAATTATTACATCAGGTGATTGTAAAGGTTCTTGTACATTTTGTTCTGGCATTTGTACAGGGATTTTAGGTTTAAATAGATTAGCTATTATATCCTGAGCGCTTTGACCACTACCTATTTGGCTAGCAATATCTGGAATTAAAGATGGGTCTATATTATTTTTTTTCATATGCTCAACTATTTCTTTGGCATGTTCATCTATGTTTACAACTTCTTGTTTTCCATTTTTTAAAGTGACTACTGGGTTTTGAGCTGCCCAAATTAATTTATCTTCTTGAGTTGCAGGATTACCTTCTGCATCTAAAAAAATATGTAAATCTTTATCGTAAGTTAATGTGCTCATTAGTAATATTCTCTGTCGTCGTGAATAACTGGTTCATCTTCATAATCCTCAGGATGGTTTATAAATCCTCCCTGTCTAAATCTCATTAATGCTTGTGTCATTGAGTCTACGAGGTCATCATGATCTCCAAAAGGAAATGCCGCGCATTCCTCAATAACCTCTTCTGCAAAGTCCGCCTCTGGCGCCCATATTTGACCACTTTCAAAAAGTGGTGCAACGGCGTTTATCCTAGAATGTTTATCATTTCCTTTGCTGGGTGTAAAGTTGATAACAGGTATACCCATCTTACGTAATTCATAAGTTAATGGTAATCCTGATGCTTTTGATTCCACAACCACTGAATCAGGTTTCCAATAATAATATTGTTGTAAAGCTTCACGTCTAAGTTCTGGAAACTCTAATCGTTTCTTTAATGCATCTAATAATATTAAATTAGGTCCACTATCTTCCGTTGGATAGAATACTCCCCAGGTAGTGATTGCAGAATAATCGGCAGTTTCTTTTTTCATGAATGCAGTATCATAACTTTGTATGACATGTTCTAGATCTGGAATATAATCTTTATCCCATTTCTGCCACCATTCACGTTTAATGATCGAACCTTCTTCTGAAGTTGGATTTTGCATCCATTGTGAATTCCATTTTTGTAAACTTAAAGATGCTTTAACTGATTCTAATTCTGATAACTTCCAATACTCTGGCCATACAGGTTTATTAGTTGGAAGAATTGCTGGAAACTGAATTACTTCCCATTGATCAGATTTTAAACTTTTCTGAGCCCCGATCAACGCTCCGGTAAGATCTTTCAACGACCAACGTGTCATAACCACAACTATTTTACCTCCCGGCTGTAATCGCTGTCTTGGACCAGAAGTATACCATTCATAAGCACGTTCCAACGCTT